ACTGCCTATGAAAAATGTAGATGCGGAAATTTACTTAAATCAGTTGATAGGGTTCTTCGAAAAGAACCCCAACGACTTGATTGACTTAATTGGGAAACTTAAGAAAAATACTTTTTACGAAAGGGTTAAAGAAAAAGTTTACGAAAATCTTGAGAATGGTTTGGAACTTATCCTTACTCAGCAACAGCTTATTGATATTGTTGTTGGTATGTATGATGAAACAAACAAAAAGGTTAATCCAATAGAGATTAAAACACCTGTCATCAAAACAAACTATGGGATTATTTTTCTTAATTGAAAAAAAAATCAAAAAAAAGTTTGTGGAATTAAAAAAAACATATATATTTGTAAAAGAATTAGTCACTAACCCTTTAATACTTAAACACAATGAAAAAGTTAATTTTGAGTTTTTTGTTTTCAGTCGTAAGTCTTCTTGTATTTTCTCAAACCATCACGGTTAATGTAACCGAAGTTAAAGAGTTTACACACTACGGTAATGTAGATTATACTGAAGTAATTGATAATCCATTGTGGGATAATGACCCATTTGAAGTTAAAACTTCTTATGTTATTGACACTACTAATAAAACTGTTGATTTTGTTATTCGTGAAACTAAAGGTACTAAGAAGATTAAATCTTTTAGTGAGAATGATGGGGTCTTTGAAGTAGTTATTATTGATACTTACGGAGGAACTAAAGATAACACAAATGTAAAGTTGATAATTGATAATAATAAAAACACCGTTGTTTACACATACTTTAATGAGGTTACAGGTAAAACAATGGCTTGGAACTTTACAAAATTTAAAATTGTTAATTAAAAATTAATAAACAAAAAAAAGGTCTTTTAAAAAGACCTTTTTTTTGTTATATTTTTTTAAAATTTATCGAGGTGTTGTTTCTGCTCCTACCGCAACACCTGCTTTATCTGCAAAATAAACATTTATAGATTGAGTAGGTTTATTTTTATCATTAGTTTCAAAAGTAACTGTCATAACCGGTTGTTTAGCGGTTTCTGGTGTACTTTTAAATGGTGTTTGAGGTGCTGGGAATGATACTGTGACAGGTGCTACTATATAATCACCTATTTTTTGTGTAACAACTTCGCCAAGTTTAGTACCTGGTTGGACTCCATAATATATACTACCAGTTGGTATTGTTACTTTAACTTTACTTTGGTCAATCCCTAATTTTTTACCATACTCGGTCACAGTTACTGCTCTACTTAAAATTTTAGCTTCTCCTGAACTTTGTCTTAGTGTTGGAGTATTAGGGTTATACAAATACAATGTTGACTTAATAAGTTCGTTAGGCGCAAATAAACTTGTAATATAAAACATTGGTGCTGAATTTATAGGTAATTGTGGATTAGCAATTCTAGCACTACCAAGTGGTGTTTCTAATGGTGCTTCAGTCAAATAATTTTTTCTTGTAGCTTCTTGGTGCATTTCAAGTATTCTGTTTCTTTCTTCAGAAGAAATATCTAATAGTTTTTTCATAGTTTGTTATTTTCTAAATAAATATGCTGCACATCTAAAAAAGTTTACTATATTTGTAGAAATAAAACAATAAACACTATGAACCTACAAGATTTAAAAACAACAGTACCAGCGTTATTCCAAACTGAAAAACTTTCAAAATTGTCTGACCGTTACACTATGGTTCCTACCATTGATGTAGTTGACAAGTTCATCCAAAACGGATGGCAAGTGAGCGGAGCAAAACAAGTGGGTAAGAGCTCATTTGGTAAACACCAAGTTCGTCTTCGTAACGCAGAACTTCCACAAGTAGGTGACTCGTTATTAGAGGCGGTAATCACCAACTCACACAACGGAACTTCAACTCTCCAAGTAGGGGCAGGTTTATTCCGACTTGTATGTAGTAACGGTTTGACTGTTCCTGTATCAACCTTTGGGGACATGAAACAAACTCACTTGAACTTGAGTATGAGTGATGTTGAATTGATTACTGAGCAGTTTGTATTGAATACTCCAAAAATCCAAAAGTCAGTAACCCGTATGATGGAAGTGACTATGGATACTGAAAGAAAGATTGACTTCGTATCTAAGGCAGTTGGTATCCGTTGGAAGAACACCGAGGATATTTCAACTCTAACTTTAGAAACAATCATTGACCCACTTCGTGATGGTGATAGTGATGACAACCTTTGGACTACCTTCAACGTGGTACAAGAGAAGTTAATCCGTGGAGGGTTCATCAAACAACAAGGACGTAACACTCGTTCAGTAAAGGGTATCCAATCCTTGAATATGGATAACATGATTAACACAAAACTTTGGGAACTAGCTGAAACATTTTGCTAATGGACAACCTATTCACACTCATCAACGAAAAATATTATGTCGGTCACTATCTCCCCTACAATTCGGTGGGGGAGAATAATTCCGATTTTAATGAGGATGACGAGCCATTATTTACATTACGTAAGTCAAATCCTAGAGACCATTTTGATGGTAAACATTTGTTTTATACGTTTGATAAATCTGTAAATGGTAGTAAAGAAGAGTTTGAAAAAAACTATGGTAATCCTCTTTGTGAGGTAACTGTACAAAGAAGTACTTTTGTTGTTGAGGAGAATGAGGATAAGATTTGCTTAAAAGTATTCTATTGTGGGAAACATAGAAAGGCTGGAGAAGTATTTTTTCGTAAAAGTACCAAATTAAACTACATTACATTTAATAAGAAAACCAATATTTTTACGGTTGGTAAAAACACTGAATACCATAAAAAAAGAGGTAAGGGTAAGGGTAGTGTTCTTAGACGAAACTCATTCCCGATATCGTTAACTACGGATGCTTATCATTCATTTATGAATGGGTTAGATGATACCCAAAAATATAATTTGGAAATTATTGAAGGTATTAATCTATTTTTATCTAAAATCGGAGCTGAAAAAGTTTTAAACTACACTGAGTTACCGATGTCTTTATTTGGATGTTTGTTGGACAAACAAGGTGTTAAGAAACCTGACAATTGGAGAGGGTATTACAAGGTATATCCAAAACCAACTAAAAAAGATTATCAGAAAAACGGGTTTAAGATGGTTGATACTTACATGAAATTACACAATGTAAGTTCAGAGAAAATCAAAAAAGTGTTACACAAAGTCCAAAACCCTTGTTTCAAAAGTATTAAAATGTTGATGGATATCTTTGGGAGAGATTTTATTTTACAAAGACCTGAAGAAGAATTGTGTATTATTTTTAATACTAAAATTGACGAATCACCATTTCAACCTGTAAGACATTACTTTGAAAATTTCAGTAAAAGGGATATGAGTAATTGTTATCAGATTTACTTAATATCTAAAACAGACCATTTAGCATCTACTCATAGTTTTTACGACCACGTAAGATTTTTTGATGTTCTATCAAGAAACGAGCCGATTAAATGGATGTCTAAAACTTTGAAAGAATTTAACGCTGAACATAGTACTTGGTCAGATAAAGTTGACTTTTACACCAGAGGAAAATATTCAAGACAATACTCCAATGAATTTGTTGAACGAGTTTCAAGACCAATTATAACAAAAGATGGTATGGTATTTACCCCTGTTGTTTTACAAAGTAGTGAAGAATATGTTAATGAGTCAGTACATCAGTCTAATTGTGTTAGAACTTATCAAGATAGACCTTCATCATTAATTATATCACTTCGTAAGGAAGACGGGGAGAGAGCGTCAATTGAATATAGACCGTCAATCGGTAAGTTTGGTATGAATGTTAACCAACCAATTAATTTTAAACGAGTTCAGACACTTGGAAGGTTTAATAATGTGTTAGATGATACTTGGGATGATGCAATTTTTTATTTAGATGTTACATTAAAAACAATCACTACCGGAGTGTGGGGTAATCCTATTGCTGAGTTTGTTACTGGTGGTGGAAGAAAAGAATATAACTTTGTTTTTGATAAAGACGGACAACTTAACTGGGAACATTTAACAAATTCAATTGACATTGGGGACGACTTACCTTACATTGACTTTGAATGGTAAACGAAAAAAAGATATTTCTATTTGAAGAAAAGTTTTTAGAAAAGGAAGGATTACTTTCAATCTTAGAACTATCTGACGGACATAAGTTTATACCAAAAGATTTTATTGAAAGGGATAATATTCAAAAAGTATTTATCAATTCCACCCAATATTCAGATGGTGAAATTATATCTGATTTGATATGTAAACTACCTAATGGTAGTTTTATTTATTTATCTAAAACTGATGGGGTTGAATATAAAATAAAAATATATTATAATGCTGAAAAGTTGAATGAGGTTAAGTTCTTCATTGCACAACTTTTGAAACAAAAAAAAGAAAGTAAAAATATTTAAAGTTATGGAACAATTAACAAGTATTCAGATACAAGAAAAAATTAATAACGGGGAAGATTTTATATTAAAGATGTATGCCACATGGTGTGGCCCTTGTAAACAATTAACAGAAGAATTAAAGAAAATTACAACTGAGGTACCAATTTATGAGTTTGACGTTGAGAGTGATATTAATTTCTCAAAAAGTTTGGGCGTTAGAAATGTACCAGTTTTAAAATTCTATAAAGAAGGTGTTGACACACATACAATGGTTGGTTTAAAACCGGCAGATACCGTATCATCACTAATCCTTGAACACATTGAGAACTAATGGCTAATTTATTGGTTGCGTATACTATGAAAGGATGTCATTGGTGTACGGAGTTTAAAAAACAACTCAAAGAAAACAAGATTAAATTTAAGGAAAGAGACATCGAAAAACACGAAGAGGAGTATAACCTTTTTGTTGAAGTGACTGGTAATGATTTTGTTCCGGCATTTATGATTGTTGATACTGAAACAGAAGAAGCGAAGTTATTTGCTCCCGACAGAGATTTCCAAGACATAAACGAAGCTGTTGGAATTATCAAAAATATTTTGTAGTTTTGTTCCATGAAGGAACTAACATTTAAAAAGAAAGGGGTAGTTCATACCCCTTTGACATTTTGGCAAGTTGACCCCACATCAAAGATTGCTATCTATCAAGGTGGAAGAGGAGCTCGTCCTGATTTGGATTTTATCGTAAAACATAAGGAAGAAGGTAAGAGATTACGGACACCATCACATACACATTGGATTGTTGATTTGATTGCTAAGAAACAATGTGCTCCGAATGTTATTAAAGGGTTTATTGATGACCTGATAAAAATCTATGATGAAACCGAACCATTTAATTGTGAGACATCAAGAGATACCTACCAGTTACAGTATGTTAATAAACTAACACCAAAGTATCTTGAGTTACAAGGATGTGGTTATTATTCTATTGAAGTTTTAATTTCGTTTGTTGAGTTGTTCTCCAAGTGTGAAAAACAAACACCAGGAGCGTTCATGTTTAGAAATCTGTTGGTTATGGTTAAACAATATATTGATGGTGAGAGGGACTTCTACCAAATCGTAGGTTATTCTAAACGTGTTTAAAGAACGTTTAAGAACAGGTTGGATGGTAGATGTAAATCTTCAGGGATAGTCCCTTCAAAGTTATCGTTGAGTATCTCAAGTAGTAACTGAGGACTATAGTAACTATCTGAATTCAGTTTGGTGAATGTTAGATTACCATTGTCTGTTTTAAATTCTAAAGATAGGTTTTTGAATTTAAAGTATGGTTGTGTCTTCTGAGATATTAATGTTAAGTATGAGTATAGATTACCCAAGTAATTTTTAGAATATCCGTGAGGGAAAGTTGATTGGATTGTGATTGAGGATAGTTTATTTACTTCAAACTTTTCAGGGAACTTATATACAAAATTAGTGTCCTCAAAGTTCACGTCTTTAGTGTCGTAATCTATGATGTCTAATGTCTTAAGGTTAAGTCCTGTTAGGTCTGAATAATTATCTTGTTCTTGTTCTATGAACTTATCAGTTAAGTTGTTAAGGACAAGTACGTTTGGGTTCTTGGTATAACCTTTGATTATGAATAAACTATTACAATCAACGACGGATAGTTTAGTTTTGTAAGTATTATTTTCACTTATTTCTTGACATAAGAAATCTGCAAACTTATTAACAAATTCCTGATTTAAAATACAACTCTCTTTTTCCATACTCAATTTTAAAACTAAAATTTTAAAGGTTAAAGTGTAAATTATTTTCTATTGTATTTAAAATATTCTTTTCTGTCTCGGATGACTAAAGAAACGTTAAAAAATAAAAATATCGAAATAAAAATTAAACTAATCATACCAATATATAGGTATGGAATGTTGAAAGTGTGTTAAGGAATTATTAATAAATCTTGAATAAATTTGTTATTATAAATAACTATTAAACTCAATATTAAGACATTTTTTAACGTCACCTAAATCGGGGTAGTCAGGAACTCTACCAGAACTCAACCAAGTTAAGTCACCATTATCAAATAAGTTTTTAAGTAAGTCGAGATAACCTCTGAAATAATTTAAATTTTCATATTGGTTATTTACGTTACTTTCCAACCAAAGTTGAATATTATGATATGCGGTGTTTGTAACTTCATATCTTACACCATATCTATCTGTGTATCCAATTTTAGAGTTGTTGTATTTTTTGTATTTATACTCTTCTGATTTTTTATTATCAATAACCTCACCGACTAATTGTCCTATAAGTGATTCATACAATTCGTTAGCATAAACCGACGAATAACAACTTGAGTATAATGAGTATAAATCATGGTTCAGGTCTAAACTAAGATTATTCAAACAATATTCCAAACAATTGTTGTCATTAATAATTTGTGTTACAATATTATCATCTAATTTAAGTGTTGACTCATCACCTTGTTCTTTAGCTAAATCTTCTATGAATTCAGGTGTTTTATATTCAACAGATAACTCACCAAGTTTAAGTAATTCTTCTTTAAGATAATTTTTTATTTGTTGTTGGTATTCTGGTTCTAGGTCTTCATAAACATCTTTGAATACATCATTTGTTAAATCACCATAAAAATAACCATCATAATCCCCATTTAATATTTCGGCAATTCTATCTTCACTAATATCGTTTCTACCACTACTGAAGAATTGTGCTAGTTCACCTGAATCTTCTAAATCAACATAATATTTCCCATCAATTTCAGTTATATCTGAAAATTCCATTTCCATCATCTTATAGATGTAATTTGGGTCTTTCTGTATAATTTGATAAATTATTTTATTTTGATAATCAGCCCAATCAGAATTAAAAGGGTCAATATAATGTGATAAATCATATTTAACTATTAACTCAAAAAATTTATCAAAACTACCCATGGCATTTTCAATATCCTCTTCAGTAACATCTCCGTTTTGGAATAGAGTAATAAGTTTTACTAACTTATTTTGGAAAGATGTTAGTGCTGGTTTTTCCTCTTCTTCGTTTAATTTTTTGAAAATTTTAAATTCCATAATTATAAATATAAAAAAAGGGGAAAAATTCCCCTTTTAGTTTTCTTATGTTGCGGGAAAGATTATTTTCCACATCCGCAACCACCACCGCCGTTGTTTTTCATTGTTTTTAATTTATTAGAGGTTTATTACTTTTTCTTGTTTTTGTTGTAGTACTTATCAATAGTACTCTGAACTGCGTTTTTAATACTCTCAGTTCTTAACTTTTTCACCTGTTCAGGTGAAGCGTTTTGTTTTTTACATCCACATCCCATGTTGTTGGTATTTTATTATAAATATTTACCACATGTGATTTAATAGTAAATAATATAGTTATTTTAATATTTATTAATATAATTTTTATCATGAGAGTTAGTATAGATATATCACAAATACAAAAGGTTGTTCAGATGTTGGTTGAGGAAGAAGGACAAGAGAGTGTTGTTATAACACCTGAGCAATATATTAATTTTTTAAAGTTCACTAATTATAACGGTAAATTGGTTCAAAATATGAAACAATTCAGAGGTAAACGAATTGTTATTGATGGTGATTTAAGTCTGAGAAATACGGATGCTAATAACATCACAAATATCACAGTTAATGGTAGTTTAGATTTATCATATACCAATATTAATTCTCTTGAGGGTGTTAAATATAAGTATATTTCAACATATGGAACACCGTATGAAAAAATTCAAATCAAAAAACAAAGACAGATTGAATTAGCCAAACAAAACGATTTACGACAAGAGGACGAGTGGAATTTAGAAACTGCAACTAGTGAGATTGCGATTTTGGCAAATGTTTTATTTGAATTTTTGACTTCATCTTCTGGTGATTATGAGGCTAAAGAACCTGGTGATGATGCTAGGTTACAACAACTTTACGCTGAAAAAGAAAGAATGGAAGAAATTGAAAGAGAAACGGAAGATAATGAAAATCTGATGGATTTAGAAGCGGTTGAAGAAGAAATTGAATACCTTGAAAAAAGAATTGACGTATATAACTTGGTTTACGCCTACAAATATTATAGTATGAGAGTTTTCTATGTGTTAACCAACGACTTAGAAGAATCAAAAGAAAGATGGGCGGTTGGTGATAATTACGACACCCACATGTCCGCATATGAAAGAATTGATGAATTAATTGATGATATTGGAATGAAAGGTTTTAATCAAAGTTTTGTTGAAGATTATATTGATGTTGAAGAACTTAAAGACTATTTTAGAGAGAGTGAAGAAGATAATGTAAGAGAAAATTTAGAAGACTATTTTGATGAAGATGAGTTTGAATATGAAGACCCAGCAGTTCAAGAAAGAATTGAAGAAATTGAATTGTTTTTGAAAGATTCGGAAAATTTATCACAAGAACAATATGATGAATTAAACGAAGAGTTGGATGAATTAAAAGATAGTGATAAAACTATTCCTGAAAATTTAATTGAGGAAAAGGTTGAAGATTTAGTTAATGATTTGGTTGATGACCCTATGAGCGTAATAGAAAATTATGGTTTGGAGATTGAAAATTATATAGACACACAAGGGTTCAAAGAAGGATTACTTCGTTCTGATGGTATCGGTCACACATTGAACACTTACGATGGTGATTACGATACTATTGAATTTAATGATGAAACATATTACATTTTACAAATAGAAGGGTAAAATGGAAACCAAACCAAAAAAAAGAAGAACGAAAAAAAATAATCATTTCAGATTAACGACAGACTGGTTATTAACAGAACCAATTGACTACGAACACAAATATTATATGTTGATGGACTTTTTAAAGTTCTGTGACGATAAGATTGAGAAGTTTGAGTTATATCCCTTATTTAGTGAAATGTCATTACACTTGGCTAATCTACAAGTGATGTCTTCGGAGTTTAAATACATCGTTGTTAACAAGAAGTTTGAAGTTATTGATGATGAAATATTAATTAATGAACTTAAATTCACACCCATCCCAGCATTAAATGACGATGAGTTGGAAGAATTAAATAAGATATTAAAATATGCTGGACCGAAGTTTTTTGAATACTTTAATGTTATCAAAGCTCTTTGGACACTAACCTACGACTCGGTTTCAATCAAACACACCAACGAAAATAAGAAACAGGATTTAGAAAGAGGTTACTTCTTTACACTTAACGGAAACAACAAAAAGATTTGGAAATATACAACTGGCGGTATTGATACGGTTAAACACGACAGTAAGTTTTCGGTTCAGTTGATATTTGATGGTGAAAGTAAAAAGGTAATCAGAACAATATTAAATGAATTAACTCAAGATATAAGTTTACCCATCTTTGAATTAATGTCATCCAACGACCTACCATTTGAAAACACACTTCTACCAATCTTTAAAAGAAAGGTATTAAGTTACATAATTCAGAAAAAAACAATTGTAAATCTAAAAAAAGATTAGTATTTTTGTAATATGGGATTCAACAAAAAAATAATAGGGGAAGAACAAATCAAAAGTTTAGAAAAAGATTTAACTATTATTAATCACTACCTCAAAGCCGATTCCATCATTTTCACAAATAACGATGTTGCCAAAAAATTTAAAGAGTATGAGAAACAATGTAGACCCTAGTGAAGTTCTGTTAAGAAAACTTGAAAAACCAGTTCATATTAATTATATTTCTGATTATATCCTACGAGTTGGAATCGATGAAACAAGAAAACGAATTGAAAAACTTGTAAGTGAGGGTACACTTGAAGAAAGTAAATATGGAAAAGAATATTATGTCAGAACAAAAAGAAATGGTTAATCACCCATCACACTATGGTGGTAAAGATAATCCATATGAAGCAATCAAAGTAATCGACGCTTGGGATTTAGATAAAGATTTTTATTTGGGTAACGCGGTTAAATACCTATCACGTGCAGGTAAAAAAGATAACGTGGTTCAGGACTTGAAGAAAGCCATATGGTATATTGAAAAAAAGATAGAAAAATTACAGAATGATTGAGAATTATATTAACAGAGTCCTGAATGGTGATACCATTGAGGTGATGAGTGAAATGCCTGAAGGTTGGGTTGACTTGATTGTAACATCACCACCATATAATGTAGGTATCCAATACGATACACATAACGATGAAATTGTTATGGATGAATATTGGAAGTGGTCGAAGAAATGGTTAACTGAGGCTTATCGTTTATTAAAAGATGACGGTAGGATTGCGATTAACATACCCTATGAAGTTAACGTACAGGACAGAGGTGGTAGAGTATTCTTCGCTTCAGAACTTTATCAGGTGATGAAAAAAGTTGGGTTTAAGTTTTATGGTATTGTTGACCTTGAAGAGAACTCACCACATAGAAGTAAGACAACCGCTTGGGGTTCTTGGATGAGTCCATCAGCTCCTTACATCTACAACCCAAAAGAATGTGTGATACTTGCTTATAAGAAAAATCACATCAAGAAAGTTAAAGGTGAACCACAATGGAAGGGTGAACCTTATCTAACCGAAGAAGGGAAGAACAAAGTTGCTTATTCTGAACAAGATAAGAAAGAGTTTATGGAATTGGTGTTTGGACAATGGAAATACTTTGCTGACACTCGTTCATTAACAAAGGCAACGTTCTCGATGGATATTCCCGAAAAGGCAATTAAGATATTATCATATAGAAATGATATTGTTTTAGACCCTTTCAATGGCTCAGGAACCAGTTGTGTGGCGGCAGTTGTTCATGACAGAAGATGGGTTGGTATTGAATTGAGTGAAAACTATTGTGAAATTGCTAAACAACGAATACAAAGTTTTGTTGACCAAAAGAGTCAACAGAAATTAGAATTTGAAAATGGGGGTCAATAACCACCATTTTTCATTTATTGATATATTTATAATAAAATATTGTAATGAAAAATTCGGAAGTTGTTAAATTTTTATTAGAAACACAAACTCAATTCAGAGTATTACACTGGCAAACAAAATCATTTGCTAGACATTCTGCTTATGGTGGAATATACGAATCACTTGATGATTTGATTGATAAGTTTGTTGAAGTTTGTATGGGTAAACACGGAAGACCTAGTTTTTCAGGTGGTTATACTTTAGGTGGTAGTGATATTGAAGAACTTGAGTTAACTGAATATATCAATTCAGTTTGTGAATATTTGGTTGGATTGTCTGAAGACTATGACCCAAAGATGGACTCGGATTTATTAAACATTAGAGACGAAATGTTAGCGGAAATTAACAAGTTGAAATACTTGTTAACTTTAAAATAAGAGGTATATTACTTTTTTACTTTAAAAGGTTCATCGTAATGATGAACTTTTTTTTTGTTACAATATTTATTATTAATGAAAAAGATAATTTCCGAAGGTGGTATCAGAAACATAAGAGAACTTTCTGATAGATACAAAAAAGCGAAGATATACTTCCACCAAGATTTAGACGGTGTTGCAACTGCATTAGCGATGAAAAAGTATTTAGAAGACAACGGAATCAAAGTTGTTGATGTTGAAGTAATCCAATACGGAGATAAGGAATTTGCGGTTAAGAAAGCAGATGCTGAAGGTGAAATTATGCCAGTCCTTGTAGACTTTGCTCACGGAAAACCAATGTTTGTGGTTCATACCGACCACCACGATAGACAAGCCGGAGCTGACGAAACTAAGTCAACTCAGTTCAGAGGAGCTCGTTCAAATGTTGAAACTCTATCACAGATTGTTCCGGCTTCTGAAATTTTTACACCTGAAGATGTTGCGACAATATCTATGGTTGATAGTGCTGATTACGCTTCCAAAAACATCACACCTGAAATGGTGATGAATTATGTTTATGGGACATCAAAAGAAAAGAGTGCTAAAGAAAATAGAATGTTATTAGGTTTGGTTACAAACAAATTATTATTAGCATTCAAAAGTAAACCAGGGTTTTTAGAGACATTAGTGTTAGATTGTAAACCTTCACTCCTCTCAATCTTCAATAAGATTAAGGAATTAATGAAGACAAATAGGTATGCTGACATATCTTCATTAGAAAAGAATAAAGAAGATTATGTTCAGACAATGAAAGGACATAAGAATGTTCAGGTTAAAGATAATATTATTGTTCAATATGGTGGTGGAAGTATGATGAAACCTGGCTCATATGATAGATACACCCCATTTAGAAACAACCCTGAAGCAGACTTCCTTGTTATTGCTTGGCCACTTGGTTTATTACAAGCGTCATGTAACCCTTTCAAAAAAGAAAGAGAACTTAAAGGTGTTAACTTGGGAGAAATTGCTCAAGAAGTATTGGGACATTGGGAATCACAATTAAAAGAAAAACAAGTTCCACTATCAACAATTAAATGGGTTTCTGAAACTGCTGCAAAAGAAGAGTCAGTTGGATTTACCTTTAAAGATTTTGCTGCAATATACGGAGACAAATACTTGGATAAAAAAGATGGTGTTGAGGAACTTATGGATATTAAATCTTTGATGGAAAAGAAATCAACTGAACTGACTGAAGAAGAATGGAGTGTGTTAGATAGTGTTTCAGTTCCTGTATGGGAAGTTATCCAAGCCAATTCAGGTGGACACAAGTGTATTACAAATATATCAGGATTAAATTATATTGGAAGAAGTAAGAGACCACCACAAGGTAAGTACAAGTACGAGTCTGAAAAAGAAGACTCACCTTATATCAAGTTTTTGAAGATGTTACAGAATAGATTTGTTAATGTTTTACAACAGAAGATTGAAGAAAGTAAGTAATTTATTTAAAGAATTCACAAACTTGTCCTTCTCTGATACCTAACTCTTCACAAGAACCACCCTCAAGTTCTAAGACATACATTCCTTTACCTACAAACCTTTCACAAGGTTGAACCTCACATGGCTCACAGTAATGATGTATTTTAGTTATTTTAAAGTTCTTATCAATAAAGATTATATCTAAAGGGATAATACAATTCATCATCCAAAAACTATGTGAACCATCACCCATGATGAACAACATACCGTCAAAATTGTCAAAAGTTTTGTTCATCATACCTTCACTGGTTTCAGAACTTTCAATTAATACTTTGACATTAAAACTATTTTTATTTATTTTTAACAACATACTTATTAATAAATATTTCTATGAAACAAAGTGCTGGAATAATTGTGAAAGTAAATGATAAATGTTTAGTTTGTAAGAGAACTGCTGAGATTAATGAACCATCAAAGTGGGCAATACCTATGGGTGGAATAGAAGAAGGTGAAGACCCAAAGGATGCAGCGTATAGAGAGTTCTATGAGGAGATGGGTGTTCCAGTTGAGGAAGATATTAAACCTTTGGGTAAAATTAATCGTTATAATAAATTAGGTGGGATAAAAACTATTCTACATGTATTCCTTTTAAAGACTGACACCAAAATCATTCCTGATTTAGAGAATGCTATGGACGGTTTTGAGCACACAGAATGTGATTATATGACTTTAGAAGAGATTAAAGAACTTAATATGTCATCAGGTATTAAGGAAGTTTTAACTGACGTGTTAAATTTTTGATTTTTTCGATATATTTATTTGACACTACGGAATATTTGCTGTAAGTTTGTAAAAGATTTAACACTTATAGGGAATGAAAGATACTCGGTAGTTAAATCAAAAAAAAAGTTCACAAATTACTTGACAGATTGAAAAAAAAGTCGTAAGTTTGTAAAACAAATCGGAAATGTCCGATACGTTCTTTGAAACAAAAAGATTATCCATTCAGTAGTTGATTATGAGACCTTCGGGTTGATTATGAGACATTTAATCT